AAGCGGGCGAACGCCGTAGCTGCCGTAGTACGCGTAGTTGAGGCGCAGCGCGCCGGAGGAATAGACGCTGCGGACGATGCACGAGTCGGACGCGTAAGCGTCGCAAAGCCACCAATACCACGCGGAAGAAGCGTTGAAACCGCTGTTCGTGTATTCGCTCTTGCTTACACATTCGGCGGTCGGGTAGGCCAGCCGGGAATTGTTGTCGCTGAACAAGGCCAGCTTTGTGCCGCAAGTCGCGTCGCCGGACAATCCCACTTCCGTACAGGACGCAAAGAAAATCTTGTCAACGCAAGTTTCGGTTCCGCCGCCGTCTGTGCTTGACTTGCCGACGGTGTGCGTTGTGTCCAGCAGGGCCGCACGGAAGTTCGCGGAGAACCCGGCAAGAAAGCCCGCTTCCTGATCGTATTCGTTGTAGTTGCTCCATACGTTTGCATTCGTCGGGGCCGCGTCCGCGCTGTGCTGTGCGCTGTACCATTTACCCGCCGCGGCGGTGCTGTTCAGCCATTGCCGAATATTCGAGTAAATCCAGCGGTTATTGCCGTAAGAACGGCGGTTGCTGTCGCTGTTCCCCGATTCGATAGCGTCAAAGCACTTTAACGAAATGATCTTTTCCGTAATCAGCGTCACGGACCCGGACGGGTAGCCGGAATGCCCCTTGTCTGCAATCTTCCAGACAATAGGCTTGCCGTTGTAAAGCGTCCCGGTGTCCTTGACAAGCGCGCCGACGGCAAGGGAACTTAATGCTTTTGCCATTGTTTTTCACTCTCCTTGAATAGATTTTTGAATGTGCGGTCCGTTTCCCGGACAAGGTGATAACAATTCCCCTTGATTGCGTGGCTCCGCCAGCTTCCGTAAGATTGTTCGATCTCCGCAAGGGTGATTTTGCCGCCGTCCAGTAAAGCCCGCTGTTTCTTCATTTTCCGTTGTTCGTTACATTTGCTTGACCTCCTAACTTTCCGAATCACTTTCCCCGAATCGGTCAAATACGTGTGAAAACCTAAAAAGTCAATGCCGTTCCGCAAAGGAAAGATGTTCGTTTTATTGTTCAGCTTCAAGCCTAATTCGCCGACGTACCTTTCAATCTCCGCCCGGCAATACCGCAAGTACGCCTTGTCCTCATGTATCAAGTAAAAGTCGTCCATGTACCGCCCATAATAGCGAATGCCCAGCTTCTCTTTTATGAAGTGATCTAACCCCGAAAGGTACAGGACGGCGAACCATTGTGAAGTCTGATTGCCGATAGGGATTCCGGGATTTTCGGTGCTGTCAATTATCATGTCAGTAAGCCACAAAACGTCCGGGTCATGGACGTATGACCGCACCATTCGTTTTAACGGCTCATGCTGGATTGAATAGAAATACTTTGAAATATCGCACTTCAAAACCCAGCCGTCGGCGTACCCTGCTTCTTTCGGCGGCAACGGCGGCAAGCCCGCTTCCCGGCGGGCCTGTTCCGCTCTGCCTTTCCGGGTGAAGTAATAGGACCGCATAAACGATTCAAGCCGATATAAGCCGTCGTGCGTCCCTCTGTCTTTCTGCGACGCGTAATTGTCCCGGATAAACCCGCGGGAAAACGCGGGTTCAAGTATGTTGTCGCATAGGGAATGTTGAACCACCTTGTCTTTGAATGCGTTGGTCATCACGATTCGTTCTTTCGGCTCATATACCCGGAACACGAAATAGTCGGACGGCCTGTACGTCTTGTTTTTCAACATTTCCGAAAGCAAACAAAGGGCCTCCAGCAAGTTCGCTTCAAACTTTGCGACGCTTGCTTTGCCCCTCTTGCCCCGGCGGGCTTTCAGGAATCCGGCGTATAGGTTGCCGAAATCATAAACCCGCTCGAAATCTGCGTTTTGCATATAAAAAACTCCTTGCCGTGTATAGATTCCGCCATGCAGGGAACAAAACGCCCCGACGCACACGCGCCGGGGTTCCTTGTTTCGTTGTGCAATGCTTCATCATCGGACCCCACCACGCGCCCGCGGCGGGACGGAAGCCGGTTTCCGTGGACCTTGCTTCACCAATCTTGTATTTACCGCCGTGCTGTCACCACGACGGAGGGATAAGCCCTCCTTTGTGGGTGGTCCTCTGTTTTCGGCCTTTCGGCTTACTCAATCGCGGTTTTCCACCAAAGCGGGCGAACGCCGTTGTTGCCGTTGTACGCGTTGTTGTTGTTCAGCGCGCCGGAGGAATTGACGTTGCGGACGTTGTACGAGTTGGACGCTTACAGGGCTTACCCCAAAGAAAACCCGCTGGGCGTTACCGCCGGGGCGGGGTTCCTCTCTGCATAGCAACGGCCCGTTCCCGGTCTTTCTTGCGCCAGCTTGCGGTCATGTACTTAACGTCAAGGACGTATTTTGACCACGCGGCGCATTGATCGTCCGAAATCAAGCCGTTTTCAAAAGATAATTCAATCAGGAATAGAACCGTCTTGCACTTCGTCAGGGCCTTTTTCTGTTCGTACCTCCGTTCCCTGTATTCTTGCGGGTCCGCAATATCAAGTTCGTTCGCTTCCTGAATGTGTTGGAAAATATCAATCGTCAGGTCATGCAGACGGTTTACAATCGTGAATCGGTACTTTTTCGGAAAGCGCCGTTCATTCGTCATTAGAAACGTGTGCTTCACAAGGTCTTTCGCCTTTGTTATGATCGCAAATTCCGTTTGCTCTGCCTGTTTCTTTCTGCCCTCCAATTATGCACCGCCTTTCCCGGATTCGCTCGACTTCCGCCGGGTCCCCGTCAAAGGTGAACCCGAACCGTGTTACGGTAAGAACCGCCCGGCTCCCGGTGTAGGTGGTCCCGCTGATCGTGATTTCGTCAGCGTCCCCGCACCGTTCGCAAGGCGGTTCAATTTCCGTAAACAGATTGCCGATAATGCAGGACAATTCCCGGCGGGTGCAAGCGTATTCCGTCAACATTCGATTCTTTGCCGCTCCGCGTTCCAAACGCCCTTGACAAGCGATACGCCGTCCAGCGCGTCAAAGGAAACAAGAAACGGATTCCCGGTAATGTTGTTGAAAAGGCCATCTTCCACGCGGGCGACGCGGCTTTCAAGGGACGCGGCAAGATTCAGCGCGTTTGAAGCGTCCGCCGCCGCCTGTTCCGCTTTCTGCGCGCCCGCGGTCCATGCCGAACGCTCCGCCGCGGTAATGTGAATGTCGGCGTTCTCTGTATGCTCGATCAACCCGGCAATCGCGGTGTCGTAGTTGCTGATCTGCGCCGCCGTCACGTGAACGTCTGTGTTGCCGATATGCCCGTACAGGTCGCTTTCCATTGCGCCGACGTTCGGCGCGTCAAGAATGTTGCGCCACTTCGTGTACGGGTAATATGCCGTAATGGTCCCCGCCTTTTCCTGAAAGACAAGGACGCAATTTAATTCGGTCATTTCGCTTCCTCCTTTTGGATTTTCCCGCCCTCCGCCCTAACCGCCCCGCACCATGCGCGAGGGGTTAGGCGGACGGCTCTTCGTCCTCGATAACCTTAATCATCAGGGTGGGAACGGCGGTCGCGTCGGCAACCGTACCCGTGCCGGAAACGATAGCGGAAGCGCCCGCGGCAACGCCGCCCAGCTTCGTCCGCTCCGCCGCGGTCATCATCACTTTTTCGGCGGTGTCGGTAATCATGCTGGCGGGGTGGGTCGCGGGGTGCTGATACACGACGACTTCCGCGCCGTCAACCTTGACGTTGCCGTTCGTGTCGGAATGCTCCACCTTTGTCATGCCGGATTGCAGGGTTTCGACGGCGGTTTTCAGGCCCGCAATATCGTTCGTGAAGCCCTGCACCACGTCGCCGTGGTCGGTCAGGTACGCCGCAACTTCTTTCAGGGTGTCGTAAGCTTCGTTGACGGTCGCGCCGTCCTCCGCGGTGATACCCATGATCTTGTTGTAAAGCGCGTCGTTCGCGGCCTTGATGTCGGCGGTAACGGCGGTGCTGTCCGCTTTCAGGGCAACGGCGGCGATAATCTCCGCCAGCTTCGCGGAAAGGGCCTTTTGCTGTCCGCCCTCTTCATAGATCACGTTGTCCACGTGGGAACGGGCCATAAGGTCGGTCAGAACGCCGTTTACTTCGTCCTGAAAAATAACCATCTTCATTTTTTCGCTTGTAGTGAATGCCATTGTTTTTTCCTCCATTTTTTAAGTAAGTTTGATTTTTAGCGGTTCTTCCGCTTGCTGGGGTTGCTTTTCGGCGTTGTCAACGCTCTTCGTTTCTTCGTCGATCTTCACATACAAATCACTTCCTTGTTTCATGGGTTGTATATCAAGCTTGACGACTTGCGGCCCGTCCGGGTTGTCCGGGTCCGGGTCCACGTCGCCGCCCTGCTGGATAACCTGTAACCACAAAAAAGGCCCGTCCGCCGTCGGTTTCTCCGTCCCCGTATAAATGGGAACAAGGGAATTTTCGACGACTTCCAGCCGCGGCAAAACGCCGCCGTGTGCGTCCGGGTCTGCATTGTGATTCTTCAAGTCTGTTTTCGTTGCCGTAACAACGTTCGGGTCAACGGCAATCGTCACGTTCGCGGCGTTTGCCACCTCGATGTGCATTGTCAATTCGACTTCGCCCGCCGCGCCCGTTGTAATGATGACTTTTTCCGTGTCCGGGGTGTTGCAGACGGCAAACATAACGTCGTCGCCCTCTGTCTGCACGCTCATTTCGCGGATTGTGAAACCGCCCACGGTCGCCGGAATGACCGCCACAATGTCAATCATGTTCGGCGAATCCGGGTTGATCTGCACGCTGTTTACCTCTCCGCGCCATTTCTCATTTTTAAGCGCGGTCATGTCCGCCGACGGCTGGTAATACTGCCCACCGCCGTCACCGACGGCAAGGTATTTCAGCTTGACCTTTTCGCCCCTCATGGTCGCCGCCGTGACAAGGGCAAGGCCAGCGGACGTGACAACGGTTCCGTATGTTCTTTCGGTGTCTGGCATTGCTTTTTACCTCCATTTGTTATAAATTCACGCGGATTCAGGCCGGGCCGTATGCGGGGAAGATTTCAACCTTTGTCCCCGTCTTTACAACCGCGCCCGTGCGGACGGTCGCCCGCTCCGTCATGCTCTTTACAAGAACCGGGAACACTTCAAGCCGCGTTCCCGCTTTCACCGCCGCGGCAACATGAACAGTTCCGGCGGCGGCTATGTCCTTTGCAAGATACGGGTAAACCTCCAGCCGCGTCCCGATGGAATGCACCGCCGCAACATGAATCGTCGTTTCCTTTTTTACCTCATAGCTGATCGCTTCAAGGTGGGAACGGAGGTTTTTATAAAACCGAATGCGGTTCAAAACCTCTGCTTGCCGGGCGGCGGTCAATCCCTCCGTCGTCACGCCGATAATAACCCGGAACGTGTACGGCTTGCCGCCGTACTCGAACCATTCTTGAACCTTTGTGCCGGGGTACACGGCCCCCAGCGCCGTTTCGACGGCGTACTTTGTACCCAGCTTTCGGTGAACCTTTACGCTGTCTTTGATCGTCTGCCGCTTAACCTCTATCGGGTAAGAATAGTCGTACCAATCGACGTGAAGATCATAGGCGAGAACGTCAAGCGTCTGTTCGTCCAGTTCATCAATCCGGGCGTATATGATGTTTTTTTCGATCTGCCGGGCCGTAACCTGTAATTGCTCTGCAATGGTCCGGGCCAGCGCAATCATTTTCGGGTCGTCTTTCAGGACGGGCGGAAGCGAACGGGTGAAGTCGATTGAATAAATGTCGGTATTATTCATTCTCCGCACCCCCGTTCACAACCGCCGTTTCCCCGATCACCGCAACGGCGTTGTCGGGAACGACGGTATCGACGGGGGACCGTACCTTGACGCGCTTTGCCCCTGCTTGCATAAGCAGGGAAATTAAATAGGACGGGTTCACGTCCCGCCCCATCCTTGCGCCTTGCCATTCCTTGAACGTCCGAACCGCCGCCGCGATATTTTCCGCCACCTTTTCGTCGCTTACCGCGCCGCCCTCTTGCGTCCAGTATGTAAAGTCGATGTCATACGGGACCGTTTCGGGGGCCGCGACGGTGACGTGATCGGTCAGGGGCCGCACCTTGTCGGCGTTCAGAATGTCTAAAACCTCTTTCAAGATTTCTTCCCCCGGCAACTGCCCGCCGGAAAGCAGAACCCGCACGTCAACTTCGCCCGGTTCCGGGGAAGTCGCTTTTACGTCCACGATCAGCGCCGACGCGGATTTTGCGTAATACTCATACGCACCCAGCGGCCCGGCGGTCGAAAAGGTTTCGACGCTTTCGCGCATACGCTCATAAAAGGCCACGTCGCTCTCTTCGTCCGCGCCGCCGTCCGATTCGGACACATTTTCGACGGACCCGAAATACGGGAAGATGTCAATTAACTGTGTGATCTGCCCCGGAACAAAGCCGTTTCCGATCTCCCCAGCCGTCTGGCACTCCGCTTCCACGTCCCCGAACAGGTCGCCCGCCGGGATTGTCAGGGCTTGCACCGTCTGAAAGATGATTTCGCCGTCAACGGTCACGCGGGTTCCCGCCGGAACGATTGTCGCAACCTCCAGCGGAATGGAAAGGGTGAACCGCAACGTCGTTTTCGCCTTTTCCGGCTCCAAACGGTAAGCGTCTTTGAACAGTTCTGCGAGGGAATCCAAATATTCACCCTCTGCATACCGCGGGACGTTCTGCCGGGCCGAAAAGTCGATGTTTACCCGCTCTTGAATGATGATGTCGGCCACCCAAAGGATAAACAGGCGCGCCGGGTCCGCCGGGTACAATGTCCGCCCGGTGAACGCTTCGTAAGACTGAATCAGGGCATTTACAACCGTGTTCGTGTCCGTGTCTACAAAGTGAATATCGGGGTATTCTCTAACTTTCGTCGTCAATTATGTTCACCTCCACAACTGGAATCAGCGTGCCGGGCGTGTCGCCCAATTCATAGGTAACGCCCAGCACTTCCGCCCGCGGTTCGTCCCGCTCCACCGCGTCTAAAACCTCCGAAATAAGAACAGATTGTGCAACCTGAATCGGCCTGTCAACGAACCTTTGCGCCATTCCCAGCCCCCGGTCAAGGGGAACGGAGAATTTCGGCGTTGATATGATGACCGCGACGTTCTGCAAAACCTCTTCTTCCGTCGTTTCCGGGGCAAGATTGATGTTTTTCAGGTCATACGCCTTTATGATGTGCGCCACGCTCTCACCCCCTTAACGGCCCGAATACGATTTCATCGTGACGCTTACTTTCGCAACAAGCAGATTGCCGCGGTTGTCATAGCGGTTCAGCGAATTAGAAAGCTTCGTTATGACCCACTTGTTTGTGCCGTAGGCTTTCGGCCCGATGACAAGGCGGTGAACCTCTCCGCGCCGCATTGCTTTAAGCATTTTTGAAACCTCTGCAATCGGGTTCACTCCCAAAAAGGCGGAAAAGAACATTGTAAACGTCATGCTTTCAACGTCCGTCCCCGTGAACTCTAAAAGGGGTTCTTTCAAATGCCTGTCATGCGTCGAATACTTCGCGCCGCTGTCCCATTTCAGGCCGTCAAACGTCTTGATCTGATTTCTTGAAACGGCAAAGGTGATGTCGCCCCAAGTTCCGATAACTGCCATCTTTTATATCCCTCCTATCACGAACCCGTCGCCGTCGTTCGTCGGGATATAAAGACAAAGCACATAGTCGCCCGGCGACGGTAGCCACGGGCTGATTGTGACTTTGTGCGTGTGCGACGCAAAGGACGCGTCGCCGCTTCCGCCTGATTCCGTTTGCGTTTCCTGCACAACGTCTTTTGCCGGAATGAACGGCGGGTTCTTAATCACTTTCAGGGGACCCGAAACAAAGGTTGTCCCCATATCCTTAAAGGTCACGCGGGCGGTTCTGTCTGCGGCATTGACGGAGGAAACCCAGCCCGTGCGAACGATGTTTTTATAAACGCTTGCTTCTCCCATCAATACCCCTCCAATACGCGGCGTAATTTGACGCTGGTTGTGTACCCGCTCGACGAAACGGAATGCGTCGCGCTCTCGACGATGTACTTTCCGTCGAACGCTCCGTACCCTTTCACGTCCACGGTCACGCCCGCAACCAGCCCAGCGTCGCCGACAAGTGTAAAACTGGCGGTGAATTGCTGTCCGTTCTTCTCCCGCAACCGCTTTTCGGCAAGCGTTTTCGCTTCCGCGTTGCTCGAAACCTTTTCTTTGATCTCCAGCACCTGTGCGCTTTCGCTTGTGTCAGCGTCCGGGGCCTTGTACGTCGCTTCATAGGTCGTCCCGCTCGACGGGTCCGTATAGGTCACGTGACAACTGCTGTATGAAGCGTCGTGAAAGCTTGTGTTAAAGCTGTACCGCTTCACGTCCGCCGCGCCGCGCTTGATCGTGCGGACCGCGCTTTTCTTCTCATACGCCGCCGCGTCGAATAGAACAATCATTTTTGCCGTAACTTTAAGGGAAATCCCCGCGGCCTTACAAAGCCGTTGCAAAAATGTAATGTCCGATTCCTGCACCTGTTCTTTTCGTGTGTAAAACGGGTCGAACGCCGATTCAAACATACACGTAAGCCCGTTCTTTCCGGCAATTTCGTTCGCAATCCCGGAAAGCTTGATTTTCTCCCACGCTTTTGTCTTTTTCTGCGTCCGTACCGTTGACGTGTAGGGGATTGACCCGCCCTTGATTGTCACTTTCGAGGGCGGGCCGCTCCCGTCCACGCTGTCGATCTGAAACGTGCCGCAATCCAGCACCCGGTCTTTACCGTCCGAGTTCCAGTTTTTTTGAACGATCACCGCGGCAAGTTCCGCACCCTTTGACGCGGCGGGCGTGTTCAGCCAATTTCCAAGCCACACGCCCTCCCGGTCGTCAAGGGTAAGTTGTAAATCGTCCGTTTCGTCCTGTTCGTTGTCTGTGTAAGACAAGGATTGCAAATATCTGTTGATGTCTGCGCTTATGTCCACGCCGTCAAAGGTCAGGCGGACGACGGTTCGCCGTGCGTTCATGTCGTCCGCCCCCTTTTCCACGGCGGCAAGTCAGCCGAAACCCGCGCTTCCGCGTCGGGTATATCCAGCGTAATTCCTGCCGGGAAAACGACGGTCCGGCGGTGTTGCGGGTTCGCTTTCATAATCCTGTCGGTGTATGCTTCGTCGCCCAGCGTCTTGTAGGCGATACCGTCCCACATATCCCCGGCAATGGTCGTGTATTTAGTCATACCTCCGCCGCCTTTCGTCGTCCTCCCTCTGCTTCATGCGGTCGTCGAACTTGTCTAAAAGTTCTTCGTCCCGCCTGTCTAACAATTCTTCGATGTCCTCCGCTTGCGCTTCGCTTCCCACATGGAAAACGGGCGCGCTGTGAATGACAATGCCCCCGCCTTGCGGCGATTCCGCGGTAACGGTCGGGGCCGAAACGCCGTCCGGACCGACGCGCGCCGCCGAAAGCGCCGCTTGCAGTAACGGCAAGAGGGTAACAACCGTCGTTCCGTCCTGCGCTTCACGGGCCGCGTTGATGTTGTCAAAGATTCGCCCGGTCTGCGCGGCGGTAAATACGGTCCTGCCCCTTGCATTCGTGACAAGTTCCGCCCCCGCTTCGCCCGCAATGAACGTGTCAGGGGTGTATTTAGAACCCTTTGCAAGCATGGGAATAAGCGGTATATTGATACCCATTCCGCCGATTCCGGGGACCCAATCGGGAATTTTCAGCTTGTTCAAGCCGCCTATAACGGTATTGATAACGGAAATAATGCCGTTTACAACGCCCGTGCAAACGCTCTTGATTGCTTCCCATATCCCGCTGAATATGCTTTTCACGCCCTCCCACGCCTGTTTCCAGTTTCCAGTAAACACGCCTGTAATGAACGTGATAAGCCCTTGTAAAATCTGTGTCAGCCCGTTCAAAATGCCTGAAATTGCGTTGATTGCCGCCCCCAGCACGTTGCTAAACAGTTCGGCAACGGCCTGTATGATCGGCATAAGTGCTTGAAGTAGCGATTGCAGAACGGGCAAGATCGCTTCAACAAGCGGTTGTATTGCTGAAACCACCGTCATAATCAGGTCGATCACAATAGGAAGAATGTTGTCTATGATCTGCTGAATGATCGGCATAAGTGCTTCAAGTAGCTGTTGCAGAATCGGAAGCACCGCTTCTATGATCTGCATTACAATGGGAACAAGGGTTTCCACAAGCTGAATCAGCACGGGCAAGATTGCTTCGACAATCTGCCCTATGACGGGCAATAGCTGGGCGATAAGGTCAAGCAGAATCGGAAGCACCGTTGCGATTATTTCCCCGATCAGCGGCACGATCTGTTGTATCAGACTTCCGATGACGGGTAGCAGGGCGGTGGCAAGCTGGGCGAATTGATCTAACAGGCCCGGCAAGATTCCCTTTAACTGCTCCACAACGCCGATAAGCGAATCAAACACGGCAACGCCCGCTTCTCCGAAATGCTCTTCAAAGAAGTTCCGTGCGTTCCCCATGCCCTCACCGCTGAAAACGCCTTTGATCGCCGCGCCGACGTTCTGAACCACGCCCCACACCTTGTCAAACACGGCAAGCGCGCCGTCGCCGAACGTCTGTTGAATCCAGCCGCGGACCTCTTCGAGATTGCCGGAAATCAGCTTGATTGCAAGGGCAACGCCGCCGATGATACCGACAAGGGGCAAAATCTTTCCTTTGATACCTCCAAGCCCTGAAAACAGGCTCTTAATACCGCCGGACCCGCTAAACGCTTTCATCTTCGCAAACGCGCCTTGAATCCCCAATATTCCGCCCTTGATCTCCAAGAACGCAAGCTTTCCCGCTTGCCCCCCAGCCTTTAAGCCTAAAAGGGCCGCGGCAACCTTGACGATTGTTGAAAGCAATTTCGGGTTTTCCTGCGCCCATGCTGAAAACTTCGTCACTAAATCCGACAACTTTTCCGCCGCGGTCGTGACGTATGGCAAGAACGTATCGCCCAACACGATACCGAGATTCGACAAGGCCGTTTTTGCCTTTTTTATCTTCTCTTCGGTCGTGTCCATCATTTTTTCATAGGCGGCTTGTGCCGCCCCGGTGCTGTCTACCATTGCGGAAACTTCGTCGTTGAATCCCTCAACGCCGTTTGCCATCAGCGTAAGGGCGGCTTTTCCTGCTTCCGCGCTCCCGAACATATCGGCAAGGGTTTTCCCGCTCTTGTCGGCTTCACCCTGCAAGATGTTCAGCACGTCCGCAAGGCTGTTACCCTCCGCCATCAGTTCGCTAAATCCTTTTCCCGCGGCCTGTCTTAACGCTTTATCCGCCGACGTGCCGCTTTTGCCTAATTCGTTCAACATACTGTTCATGTACGTTGTCGTTTCGGCGGCGGCAATGCCGCGGGCGGTCATAATTGAGTAGCCCGCGCAAAGCTGTTCCAGCGCGACGTTGTTTGCATTCGCGGTCGGAATCACTTTACCCATGACCGACGACAATTCCGCGACGGTAACTTTGCCGCGGTTTTGCGTCGTAATCAACATATTAGAAATTTCTTCCGTTTTCGACGATTCCATACCGTAGGCATTTAGAATCGTCGTCAGAACGTCCAGCGCCTGCCCGGTTTCGGCAAAGCCGCCCTTTGCAAGCATGGTCGCTTTCTCCACGAATGCAACCGCGTCGGAGGTTTTTTGCCCGGCGGAAATTGCGTTGTAAACGTCCTCCGCGACGGTGCTTGCGTTGACCCCCAGCGCGTTTGACAGATTGATGATTTCTTTCTGCATTTGCGAAAGGGGAACAACGTTCGTGTCGGCAATCGTGCCGACTTTCGCCATCGCCGTCTGAAACTCTATCGACTTTTGCACGGGTCCGGCATAGATCGCCGTACCCAGCGCGGCTATGGTCCCAATCGTCCCGGCAAGCTGTGTCTTTGTCTTTGAAATCGCTTCGCTGTTTTTCTGCTGTGCCTGTCCGATCTTCGCCAGCCGCTCCTGATTTCGGCGTACCTGTTCGTAACTTTCGGCCAGCCGTTCGTTCTCCGCGGTCAAATGGTCTGTGTCAACCCCTGCGTCGCGTAGTTCGTCACCGAGTTGACCCAGCCGGGTTTCCTGTTCCTGAATTTTTGCGGTGGTTTGCTCAATCTGGCGGGCGTTCCTCTCCATCTTCTGCCGCAAGGCTTCCGACGGCTGTTCCGTCTGGCTCATTTCGCGCTGTAAACGGTCGTGTTCCTCCGTCAGCTTCGCCAGCTTGTCCTTATTCGCTTCAAGGGCGGCGCTCTGCTTTTGGAATCCCTCAATTTTCCCGGAAAGCGCGTTGATTTTGGAAAGATTGCCTTGTAACTGCTTTGACGCGTTCATTGCGCTGTTGAAACTGGAATTAAACCCGCTCCCCAGCGTCGCCTGAAGCTTAAAAAGCAATTCAAATTCTTTTCTTCCCGCCAAAGGCTCACCCCCTTTGCTGTCGTTCTTTCTCCGCGCGTTCCTTATCTTCCGCGGCGGCGGCGTTTATGTCCCTTATCCATTGCACGATCTCCGCCGTTGTGCAATCAAGCCAAAACGGAATAGGCGTGTTTGTCGCCTTTGCAAGTCGGTAACACTCCCGCCGCCACCAGCGGGCCGGGCGTTTTAATAGCCCGTAGACAGTAAAAAATCACGCGCGGCGTTCGTAATACGGTTGAAGTCGGGCAACGGCATAGCGTCCAGCACGTCGCTTCCGATACCCGCGGCCCGCGCCGCCATCTTGCTCTGGAAGTTCCGGGAGATTTCAGGCGCAAGCGCATATTCGTTGTTCATCTGCATTTCGGTTTCGATTGCCACCATGTCGCGCCCGGTCAAACGCTCAAAATTGAACGTCAATTCCTCATAGGTCGCGCCGCCGTATTCAAACGGGGTCTTAAACTTGTGCGTATAAACGCCCACGTTCGCCCCTGTGGGCTTCTTTGCGGCTTCCGGGGTAACTGCCGGGGTAGATGTTGCCGCCGTCCCTGCGGCCTGTTCTGCGCCCTGTGTGGCGGTGTTCTTGATAGCTTCGCTCATTGTCTTTTCCTCCGATTCGTTATTTCAGATTTTTAGATACAGAAAAAAGGGCATAAGAAAGCCCGGCGGGGAAGTCCTGCCGGGTCTTACGCCTTGCCCAACGCCTTGCGAACGTCCGCGAGGTAGTCCGTGCCGTTGACGTAGTAAATGAAGTTCAGAATGTCAATTTCCATCTTCTTTACTCCGTCGATGTAGGTTGCGAAATAGGTTGCCGCATACTCCCCGGAAGCTTCCGCGGACGCGGCGGGGGCAAGCTTGCCGGGGGCAAACTTCGTCGGCGTGACGATCAAAACGTGTTTGACGGCCTGCTGAACGAACTTGCCCGCGGTGTTGTCCCAATACTGCTGGGCGGCGCGGAGGTCAAGCTGGTGATTCCGCGGCTCCGCAAGCTTGATCGCGTCGGCGGTCACGGAACGGAAATTCAGGGTCAGGGTCATAGCTTCGATGTGGCCCACGAACGCGCCGTTGAATGCGCCGGAAATGCCCGCGCCCTTGACCTCTTCCGCAATCTGCGAGATTTCGGGAAGCGTAACTTCCGCCATGCCGTAAAATTCGGTTGCGTCCTCATATACGGCAAAGTTAGTTGTACCGTTATCAACTTTCATTGTCTGCACCCTCCTTTACGCCGTCAGCGCCGCGGCGACGTACTCCGCGTCGTACTCCAGCACGAAATTAAGTTCTTTCGCCGGGCTGGGCGGTGTCAAGAACACATGGAAAACGGCCTTGCCCGCCATAAGCGCGGTCGTGCTGTTTTCGTCCTCTCTGAACTCGACGCGGCCGCCCAGCAACTGCTCTTCCGCGACAAGGCCGTTCAGCCAAATATTCACGGAATCAACAATGCTGTCGATCAGCCGCCGGGTCATCTTCTTGTCAACCTTGCTCCAATAGGTCAGAATCAAGGAATTTGCAACCCAGCCGAACATACGGGACACGGCGATAAAGTAATTCTTTACGTCCGTGTCGGCGGGGAAACAGGCGGTTTCATTGCCCCAAAGCACATAACCGCCGATAAAGTTAAGGGCGGTCACAACGCCGTTGCTGTTCAGGTAGTTAGCGTTCTGCAAGTCAAGCAGAATCACCGTACCGTCGGCAAGAACGGCGCTGTCCATCTGCAAAAGCTTGTTCGACGGGGATTCCGCCGGGCAACCGCCGTTGTCCGAATCGGTCAACCCCATTCGGCCCGCCGCCTGAACGGACAAATGAAAAACACGGTCCCCCAGCTTCACCAAAGGCCAGCAAAGAACCTGTGTTTTCGCGTTGATGTTCTGTGCTTTCTTCCACGCCGGAACGTCGGCGTAATGCTTGACCGCTTCCGTGTCAACGTCAATCAGGGCTTTCCCCTCGAAAACGCCGTTGATGTTCGCGGCCTTTGCCGCCATGACCGCGGCAACCTCCGACTTATCGGACCAGCCGGGGGCAACGATCAGATCGGCGACGATTCCGTATTTCGGGAAAACCTTGTCGATCAGTTCAAGCCCTGAATATTTCTTCGTGTTTGTGTCGAACCCGCCGATAATGTCCCGCTCCGTGATCGCGGACGGGTCCACCGCGTCAAACGCAATGGTCAGTTCGCCCGTGTTTTCGGGGATTCCGCCGCCCTCCAGCACTTCAAGAATCAGATTCCCGCCGTCGTAAAACAGGTCGAAATCTGTTCCGATGTCGTACCCGGTGACTTTCACCGTGTCTTTCAGGGCTTCCAGCGGCAAAAGAACCTTGCCGTCGGTCAGCGGGTAATTTGCTTCCTCGACGGTTTTCTTGTGCTTTGCGGGGTCCAGCACGTTCACGAAAACGACGGGGGACACGCCGTAAAGCTTGAATTGCGAATAGATCGCTTCGCAAATGGGGTAATTCTTCCAATCGTCGCTATACCCCAAAGCGGCGACGGCTTCGGCGTAGTTCTGGCACATGATCGGGTCGTTCACCGCGCCGCCGACGGTATGTACCGGGGCCGCGCCGACGATGAATGCAACGCCGGAATCAGCCGTTACGGGCGTTGTTACCGACGTGTCGGCCTGTCTTGTAGATACGCCGTGGTAAAATTCAGCCATTTTTTATACCTCCCTGTTGCCGCGCATTGCCGAAACAATGTCGCTATAATACTTGTGTGCAAGGTTGCCGGGGGTCTTGACCTTGACGGAGAATGCCGCCAGCCTGTTCACGGGGACGATCAGCCGTGCCACCTGCGGGTAAACCTCCAGCACGTCCGCAAGGTAGGCTTTCACGTCCTCGAACGTGCCGCGGAACACGGCATTTTCTTTCAGCCGTCCGCGGGGCAAGGTCGGCCCGGCATAAACGAACAGGTCGTACCCGTCCGGCACGTCCTCTTCGCCCTCTGCGGCGCTCTGTGCGGCGTTTTCGTCCGGGGTGGTATTGTTGCCCTCTCCCGGCTCTTCGCCGCTTCCTGCGCCGTCCTGTGCGCCCTCTTCGCCGCTTCCGGCGGTATCGTCGCCGCCGCCGCCCGCGTCAGCGTCGCCCGTGGCGCTCTCTGCGCCGCTCTGCCCGCCGTTTTCGTCCGGGGTGGTATTGTTACCCTCCCCGCCGCTTTCGGCGGCTTCCTGCGCGTTGTGCGCGTCAATAGCGGCGATAATTTTTGCTTTCGTCATGCTGTCGTCAACGTCAATCCCGTTCACAACGGCAAGTTCCAGCAATTCCGGCTTTGTCATTCCGGGTTTATACTCTACTGCCATACTTTTTGAACCTCACTTTCTACAATCGGCATTCGCCATTCGGTCATCATTTCGCCCAAATAGTAAGGCGGCGTGCTGTCCGGGTAGACGATCATTTCAATAGGCGGTTTCAGCATGAAGCGTTCCGCAATCACGCCGTCGCGCAAAAACGCAATACGAATCCGGGTAAGCAGATTCAGAACGCACATTGCGCCCTCTTCGCCGTCCTCCGAATAGGTGGCGGCGACAATTCGCACCATGCACGAACTTTCCGGCGGCTCCCCGGCGGTCTGCGTGTCTGTGCTTTTGATGTACTGCAAAAGAACATACGGAATCCGCTTTGTTTCCGCGTCCTTTGTCGGAAGTCGCATTTTGTAGACTTCCGCGGGCCGCTCTTTCGCTTCTCCGCTCTTCCTGTCCACCCGGACGGGTAGCAAGATGTCCTTTGTGTTTTCTTCGATAAACGCTTTCAAAGCGTCCAGCAGTTCTAACGGTGTCATGTCTTATCCTCCGTACCCGTTCAGAATACGGGTGATTTCCTGTTCAACGCGCTTGTCGATGGTTTCTTGTGCCGCCTGTTCCACCTTGTCAAGCACGTTTTCGTTGCCCATCATGTGCGCGGTAGACGGTCCGTAAAGCTGTTGCGACGAATCACGCCGTCGCGTCAGTCGTTCAAACACGCCCACACCGTATTTGCCCAAATCTGCGACGTATGCCGATTCCAGCCGCTTCCCGCCCTCCGCGCGCAATACGGAAACGGAAACCGTGCGTTGCGCGGGGGCGGACGGTGAAACCTTGAAGCGTTTTAGCGGTATCACCGTTCCGGCAAACTCAATAGAACCCACCAAGTCGCCCGCGGTCGCCCGCTTCATCTTCATGTTTTGGTTTGCGGTAATGTCTGATTGCTTGATGTTGTACGTTTCCCGGATAACCTTTCCCGATTGCGAACGCACCGTACCCAGCGCCCGGTTGATGACGTTGAAAAGCGCCCGGTTCGGCGCGCCTTTGATGTCCCCTAAAAGCAGATTTACCCGCTCGATCTGTTCGTTCGTTATCTCAATCATTCGGTCAACCCCTCCAAATAAAGCACGATTTCCCCGGCTTCCGGGTGAACCTTTGTGATTGTGTAAACGTCGTCGCCGATCTCCACGGTTTCATCTTTTTTCGGGGTCCGTTTCAAGAGGGAAAGAGGGACGTACATTACCAAATCGACAAGAATTAAACCGTCCACGTGGTCGGTAGACGGCTTTTTCCTGTCCTGCGCTCCGCCGTCGTCAAGAATGACCGGGCCTTTGTACCGGGTCCCGGAAATCCAAAACTCCAAAACGTCCGCGTGTTCGTTGCTGTTGTGAAAAACGGTCGTCAAGTCCCGCTCGACTTGCGCTTTGAAGTTCATTAAAGAACCTTTGCAACAAACCAGCTATTGACCTCATGCGGCACGGTCAGCGGCTTGCTGTTGATCTGCAAGAAACGGCGGTCCGGGCGGCGCTCCACCCACGTCTGCGGCACTTTGTCGCCCTCGACGGTAACAAAGTTCACGCCGTTGTCGGCAAGCATAGTCACCGCGCCGTAATAGATCGAATAGTCCGCTTCCGTAGAAAGCAGGGCCAGCGTTCCGTCGGGAACAAGCGGCTTGTCCTCCGGCGCGGCGGGGTCGGTCCAGTTGTCAAGATACCATTCGTTGTACTGGTAGATGTCCAGCCCCATCTTGTGAATGCTCCCGATGTAGGTAAGGCCGTTCGGAAGTTGGCGGGGCTTGATGACTGCAAGATCATACCCCTTGATGTCCAGCACTTCCTTTACCTTTGCGTTGTTTACAAAGGCGTTCGCAACGTCCTTTGCCATGACGCAAATATTGCAGTTCACAAAGCCGTTTTTCTGTACGGTTTCGTGCCACCGCTCAAGGTCGGCCAGCGGGTCAGCGGTCGGGCTGGTCCATTTCAGCGCGTCGGTGACGATGGTTTCGGTGTTCGTGAAATTGAAGTCGATAACTTCGTTCAGGCCCTCCCCGATAATGGGAATCTGCCCGGTAAAGATAGCGGTTGCCGCCATCCACTCTTCGCGGCGAACGATCATTTCGGTAAGTTCGGCGAAATCCTCCGCCAGCTTCTCAACGGCCCGCTCCGCCGGGGTCCTGCCGCTGTACGGGTTTTCGCCCGCGGACCGCTCCAGCAGATCGTCAACGGTCGTAATCTTGTTCGGGGCGACAAGAACGGGGGTGTAACTCTCCGTTCTGTACCCGCTGTTCGGAACAGTCTTGCCGCCGATCTTCGGGTGAACGAACGGGGCCAGCGCGCGGCTCCCTTTCTTGAAATCCACGTCAACGCTCTTCGTCGGGAACGTCTGGCGGTTCTTGAAGAACGTGTCGCGGAAGAACGTATGCACCGGGGGCATACGGCGAATGATTTTCCCCATTGTGCGGGGGGTGTAAATATCAGTCTGAATAGCCATTTTTGATTTCCTCCCTTTACTTCAAAAAGATTCCCAGCTTACGGAAAGCGGGTTTCAGGGTGTCGGCGGTCACGCCGTCGGGCAAGGTCAGCGCGTCGGCGAAAAATTCTCCCGTCAGGTAGCACACAACGCCGCCGTCGGTCGAATCGTCCGCGGCGATTCCGTGCAAGTCCGCCAGCCCGTCGGCGGTCGCTTCGCTGATACCGTCGGCGGTTTTGATGACGGGGGCGTATTTGCGAACGGTCGCGCCGCTCTTCACGTCCCCGGCTTCCGTCACAACGGGGAAGTCGCCCGCAAAGAAGTTCACGGGGCTGGTCTGATCTCTGTTGATCTCATACATGGTCTTTTACCTCCTTACTTCGTTTCGGGGAAAAGCTTGTCAAGCGCCGCGTCGATTTCGTCCGCGCCGCTCTTGCCGCTGGTCCCCTCAATTCCTGCGCCCGCTCCGACTTTGCCCGCGCCGCTGTTCTTCGCGTCGTCGTCGCGGTCCTGAATGTACTTGCCGCCCAGCTTGCGCTGTTCCGCGACAATCGCTTTCGCAACGTCGCCCGCGGCAACGGGTTTCGTGAATTTTGCTTCCGCAACGATATTTTCAAAGCCCGGAAGCGCCACTTCCTCGATGTCCTGAATGCGCTTGCGTTCCGCGGCGGTTGCCGCGTCCTCGATCTGCTTTGTCAGGTCGGGGAAAGCCGCTTTCAGGCCGTCAACGGTCTTGATGTCCTTGATTCCGTCCATGATTTCTTCGCTCCTTTTCGGTTCATTTTGATGTTGTATATCTGAAAAACCGTCCTGCGTGTGGGTCGCACAACGGTTTAACAGCGAAACGGGGAGGTTCGGGAAGCGCGAAATATCAAGTGAAACGCTGTTTACGATGACTTTTGCCGTGTTTTCAACGGTCGTGTCGGCTTCCTCGAACATGATTTTGTCGCAAAAACCAGCGTCAACGGCCTGTTTGCCGTCGTACCATGTTTCCGCGCTCATAATTGCGGCGATTTCGTCCGCGTCTTTGCCCGTTTTCAGGGCGTACCCGTTCACGATTGATTGCTTAATCACTTTCAGTTCTTCGCCGACTTTCACAAGGTCGGCTTCGTTGAAGTAACCCAGCAACCCCACGGACGGGTCATGCACCATAAAAACGCCGTTGCCCGGAATCTCGATCACGTCGCCCGCCATTGCAACAATCGTCGCCGCGGACGCGGCCCAGCCGTCGATCTTGACCGTGATTTTCGCCGGGTTGTCTTTCAGCCGGGTATAAATGGCATTTGCGGCGAACACGTCGCCGCCGCCGCTGTTGATTCGCACGACGATTTCAGGGACGGACCCCAGCGCGTTCAATTCCTCCGTAAACTGCCGGGGCGTTACTTCGTCGCCCCACCATGTTTCGGAAGCAATATCGCCGTACAAAATCAATTCCGGGGCGGCGTTCTCTCCCGCCGCGTCCCGGAAACTCCAAAAGTGCTTATTTTTCGGGTTCTGTGCTTGACTGTCCGGGTTCTTCGCCGGGCCGCTCTTCTTTTTGGCTTCCTGTGCCATCGCCCTTGACCTCCTTTAATAGCTTTTCTTCGCGCCTTAACTGCGCCGCGTTTTGGTAGAAATCGGACCCGTTCATTTCCATTGCTTCACGGTCACGGGTCGAAAAGCCGTTTTGCACGCGCTTTTCCGCCGCGGTGACTTCCTGAACCGGGTTCAAAAGGCCCTGCGCCGGGCCGTTCCACTCCGCCCCGGTGTACGCCTTGCGAATGATCGGGTCAGTAAAAAAGCCGGGCGCGGGGATTCTTCCCTTTGCGACGGCTTCCGCGAACCACTCTTCATAAATTGGCTGGCAAAAATCGTTTGCAAGCCACGTCCGATACATACGAAACATTTTCCATGCTTCCAAAAGCGCGCCGCGTGACGCGCTGTACGACGCGTTGAAGTTCTTTACCAGCAGTTCGTAAGGAATTTCAAGGGCCGCGCCGATCTGTCGGCAAATGGCAATCACGAACCCGTCAAATGCCGTGTTCGGTCTGCCGGGGTTCATGTCGTGCGCCTTTTCGCCCTCGTTCAAGTCCACGATTGCGCCGGGCGCAAGTTCAATCGTGCTGTCGTCGTCCGCGTCCACCTGTGCTTCTTCCGGGATAATTTCGCCGAAAGCGCCATCAGCCGACGCGCTTTCCTTTTCGATGAATACCGTAAACATACCCGAAACGACGGCGGCGACAAGTTCCGCGTCTGTGTATCGCCCTAATTGCTTCAACGCTTCTATGACCGGGGCAAGGAACGGAACGCCGCGGCGCTGTCCGATTCTCTCCCGGTTCATAATGTGAATCACATTGCGCCGCCCGCTCTTCGCGCCCCATGCTTCAACCCGCGTCCACTTCATTTCCGTAAATTCATACGAAAGGGGGTGGTGGGTGCTGATATGGTATGCGACAACTTCGCCCGCGTCGTTCGTTTCAACGCCGCCGACAATGTGCGGGTCGCCCGTGTCCCCGTGCGGGTTGCTTAACCTGTCCGCTTCAATCAAGCAGATTCGGAGGTCATAGGGCATATTCACCCGGCTTGTCACGGGAAGCGTTGCTATAACGTCCCCGCTCATAAGCCAATTTAGAAAGGCAAGTTGCTGGAGTTCGTAAAAGTTGTCCAGCCGCTCCAAATCGCAAGCGGGGGAATCCGCCCACAAAGAAAATTCCCGCTCGATCTTGCATTCAAGGTCCCGCGCTTCCTCTTCGCTGATTCCCAAAACCTCATAATCGACTTGACTTTTCAGCTTCAAGCCGGACCCGACGACGTTTGTTCGGCACGTTTTCAACGCGCCCGTTGCAAGGGGAACGCCCATGTAAAGATCACGGCAACGCTGGCGGAGAACGGAAAGGTTGTCTTGTATGTCCTCCCGTGCGGACCCGCCGCCGTAAAGCCACCCGGCAAGCGATTTTTTCGTTACCGACGCGCCGTAATTGCCGTACCCGCTGTCAAGTATCTGTAATTTGCGACGCGCCCCGGCCCGTTTCAAGGCTCTTTCGGGCGATACCGCCGCAATTACGCGGTCAAATACATTCAATCCGCTTCACCGTCCTTTCTTACAGGTCCCGCGGCACGGCACGGAAAACGCGGTTTCGTCCGCCGCGCTTTTCGATGTTCTCCAGCCGTGCAACCTGATCGTTCCAGTATTCAATCTGCTTTCTGATCTCTGCAAGGTTCGCTTTTGTCAGGCTCCGCGAACCTATTGTGTAGCTTTGATGTGTCGTAACCTCCAATTCGGCGGTTAGCCATGCGTCAAGGTGCTTTTTCGCAATTTCAAGGCTGATTCCATTTGCCATTTATACAATCCCTCCGTTTCCTCTGGACCGTCTGCCGCGCTTGCGGGGCGGGGCGGGCGGCGCGTCACGGTCCGGCCTTTTCAAAACCGGGTTCGCAATCTCCAGCGCGGCGGTTGCGTAATTCCGAATATCAAGCGGTTCATTCCGCTTGTACCCTCCGTCTTTCAGCGTCCACACGTATTGCGCTTTGCCTTTCTTGTAGGTCATCACCATTTTTTCAGCGGTCAGGCCGCGGAAGTATTCTTGCGTGTACCCTCTGTCTTTCTCTTTCGGGAAATGGCAGTAATTCGGCCCCTCTTCCTGAATGCCCAGCCGCTGATACAAGATCGCTTTCCCCGTGTCAACGCCGATTGTGAATAGCGGCGCTTTGACGCTGTTTGCGGTCGATGGGCGGTTGTAATACGGCACGTCCGCGCCGCCCTTGCCCTTGATAGCAAATACCCGGCGGGCCGTCCGCTCTTTGCAAAAGCGGTAAACTTGCGTCGTGAAGTGTCCGCCGGAATCAATGCACGTGCAAATGATTTTCAGCCGCCGCCCGTCGGCGGTCGTGAACGTCTGCGAAAGCACCTTGTCGAGTTCGTCCCAAACGGGCTTTAATTTCAAATCCCCGTATATCGCTTGATACTTGATACCCCAGCTTTCTTTCTCTTCACCCCAGCCGACAACCTCGACTTCAAAACGGTTGTCCTGAACGTCAACGCCCGCGGTCAGCACCAGCACTTCTTCCGGCACTTCGCAATTATACTTTTCACGGCGCTTGTAGAGGTCGTCCGTTTCGAGTTGTTCGCCCTCTTCCTCCCATGTCTGCCCCATCTCTGTGTTGGTCCAGACTTTGAGAAGTTCAATATTGCCTTTCTTCTTTTCGTCGTTCGCGGTAAGAAACTTTTGCACGATCTCCCGCCACTCGACGAACAGGGAAGCAAGGGCGTTCAGGTGAAAGCCCCGAACTTTTCGTTCCGGGTACTTTGCTATAAACCGCCCGCCGGAAAAGCGTTCTTTCCACTCCGTTTCGGAGGACAACACGCCGCACGCCGGGCAAACGCACCCGATTTCGTCGAGATTTTCCCGGTCAAATACGATGTTCGCCCATTCAAGAGGGGTTAGTTTCCCGCACGCGGGGCAAGGAACGTTCCATTCCTCTTGTGTGCTGTGTTCGTACTCGACTTCGATTCGGGAAAGTCCCTTGATCGTCGGGGTTGAAACGTCAACTTCTTTCTTGTTCCAAAAGGTTGTAAGCCGCTTCCCGGCAAGCAAGAGGGGGTCGCCCTCATTGCCCGCCGTCGCCGGGTATCGGTCGATTTCGTCCGCAAGTAATATCCGAATCGGACGGGAAGCAAGGGACGACGGGGAATTTGCGCCCACCATAGTCACATGACCGCCGGGGAAAATCTTTTGCAAGATCGTGTTCCCGCTGTTCCGGGCTTTGTCGTTCACCCGGTCGCGTAGAACGGGCGTGTCGCGCAACATGGGGGAAAGGCGGTCTTTGCTGAACGTTTCCGCCATCTGTATGGTCGGCTGTAATACCATGATCGGCGACGGGTCGTAGTGCATGAAATACCCTATCGGGTTCAAAATGAACCCGTCCGTCTTGCCGATCTGTGCGGCGCTCATTACAACAACCTTTTGAATGCTTACGTCGCATATAGCGTCCATGATTTCTTTCTGATACGGGGCCTTTGACGTGCGCCAGCGGCCCGGCTCCGCCGATGATTCGGAGGAAAGACGGCGGTATTCGTCCGCCCATTCCGAAATTGTCATGTCCGGGGGCGGGGCAAGAACGGCAAAAATACGGGTAAAAAGATCAATCGTTGCTTGTTTCACCGTCGTTCCCCCTCTCTCCGAAAGCTTCGTTGAAGTCCGATAACTCCATCAGGGCTTCGTCTATATGCTCTTTAAGCAGTTTGAAGATTTCCGCCCGGTCGGTTTTCTTGCAAAGGACCGGGGCAAGCTTCGCCGGAATAGCCATAAGCCGCGCTTTGAAGTTCACAAGCATATCTTTCATAACGGCTTCGATGTCCTCCGACGAATGAAGCTTGTTTTCTTTCAACTGCAATTCGTATTCTTCATTTTTCCGCTTCGCCCGGACCAGCTTTGCCCGCTCCGTGTTGTAATCAATCGTTTCGTCGCTTTCCGGGTTCCGCTTGCGTAGATAGTTTATATAGCGGTGGTTCGTGTCGATCAGGTCATAGAGGCCGGGGCGGACCTCTGCAATCACCTTTTCGTCGCGCAACTGCCGCACGCGGCGTTCGGAAACGTCCAAGAACCGCGCAACCGCTTTCACGTCGTAAAGTTTCATGCTTTTTTCACCCCTCTTGACCTCTCTTTTCTCAAATACACCCCCCCGGCAACGCATTTCCGGCAAGCGCGGAAGCGTTCAAAAAATTTTTTCACCTAAAAAAACGCTGGGCGTCGCCGAACCCGCGGGCTTTCTCCGCCGCCGGAAGAACCTATATTCAGTCGGCGAACACGTCGCCGTCGCCCTCTGTTTCGTCGTTGATCTCTCCCGTTTCGGGGTCGATCTCGAAAGCGCCCGAAAGTTTTTGCTTCGCAAGATTATATTTGCGCTCTTCAAGGCGCACCCGGCGGCTTTCCAGTTCGTACCCCTTGATTGAATCTAACAGTTTGATGATTCGCCCGTGTATCTTGTTCAACTCTGCTTCAAGCTTCATTGCCCGGTCGAATGCGCTCGCCTTTATGACCGTCTGCATTGTGACGTTATATGCGCTCTCTTCCAGTTCACGGGCCTTGTCGCCCGTCGTGTCCTGCAAGGCCGCAATCTCACGTTGTAGGCGTTCCAGCTTCTTTTCCTGCTGTCTGGTCGGCGGCTTGCCGCTCTCCGCGTCCATGTCCCAAAGCAACGAATCTTCTTCCCGTTGCAGGGCTTCCAACTTCTCCATCTGCTGTTTCAAACGCTCTTGACCTTTCGGCGTTCTCATTTCAACAACGCGGTCAATATACAGGGTGTCGGGGTCGGCCCCCTCCAGCGCGGCAATCTTGTTTTGCAAGTCTGCTTCTTTCGCAATCAGCAACCGCAATTCCGTAAGCATATTCGCTTCGGTTTCAAGGGTGATACCCTCGATATATTCCCGCTGTTCCGGGGGAAGATCGGCAATGCGAACGGCGGAATATGCGCCGTGTGTTTCGGCGTTCTTATTCCCCATAGGCGCACCCGCTCCCGCGGCGTTCTTATTGCCGGGTTGCCCGCCGCGTTTCCGGGGCGGTTTCTGCGCTTCAAGCGCGGCGTTCCAGTTATCAAGGCTTTTCCATTTTCGGACCTGTTCGGGCTTCGCTCCGACTTTCTCCGCAACCTCCCGCGCCGTCATCGTCCCGCCGGAATCCAGCCAAATCTGCCGGGCCTTGTCCCGTTCGGGGCTTCTATCGCGCGCCATGCGTCCGCACCCCCTTTCGTTTGTTTTTCATTTTCCGCCCCGCGGGTCCGCCCGGAAGCGTGCAAAAAACGGGCCATGTTCAAAACATGGTCCGTTTTCGGTGTTCAGGTCGGCGGGGAGGATTCCGCCGCCCGTTTCGTATCTGTGACTTTTCACAATACCCATTTTAGCAGAAAAAACAGGCAATGGGTGGCAATCTTATTTTTCCGGGAAACGATACCGCGAAATCGCCTTGTTCCTGCTGAACCGCTTTCCCAAAGCGTCCAGCCCGTCGTCGCGTATATTGCGGCATTGCCGCGGGCTGTAATTCAGGCGTTCCGAAATCTGTTCCCATTGTAGGCCGTCTATGTAAAACGCCAAAAGCACCGCCTTTTGATGGTAATTCAGGGCGTTCAATTCCGAAAGAATATGCCCTTTGATCTCCGCCAGCTTGCTGTTTTCCTGATTCATGCTTGAAATGGTCTGCTGGACGGACGCGGGGACGTTCAGAACAACCCGTTCAACCGGGCTTGATGGCGTGCCTTTCCCGCGTGGCATACCGTCCATATTGACGGCCCCCAGCGTCGTGTAATACTGATCTTCGAGGTTCTTTATAACCCGCTCGTTCAGCTTGATTGTTTTATCAACGTCCCGGTAAAACCGCAAGATCGTTATAACCTTTTCGCGTTCGCGTTTCATTGCCTGTCCTCCTGTTTCGCGCTTTAAGGCGGCTTGTAAATCCGCCGATATATCCGTTCACCCTCTGCCCGCCTGATTTCCGCCCGGTATCTCTGTTCTATGAACCGGGCGCGGCTCCGTGCTTTCTTCCGCCGCCGGGCGCGGGGTTCAACCTCCAGCAACGCGGCGGCTTCTTCGATTTCCTGAAATACATATTTCAGGCTTCCAAATACTTCTTTTAAGCCGTCCGTTATCACTTGCAGAACGTTTGAAATTGCGGCGGCGGCTTCTTCAAGGGAAATTCCCGCTTTTTCAGCAATCAGGGTAACGCATTCTTTCAGGCGGTCGGCCTGTTCCTCTTCATACACCCCGCCGATGTTTCCGAAATACTCTTTTTCGTCCACGGTCACGCCCTCACTCTTCCGCCGGGGAACAGAAATATTCCACCGAACAAAAGATTTTGACGGGCTTTCCGCAATGTGGGCAATTTATAGGCCCCGTTGTCTGCGTCCCCAGCGTGCTGTAATTGACCGCTTCCGCCGCGTCGAACCGTCCCCCGCAATACGGGCAAATTCCGCCGTCAACGCACCTTGTTTCTTCCGGCTGTTTCGGCGGTTCCTGCTGTTCCCGCTCCGCCGGGGGCTGGGTTTCCGCTTTGTCGGTCGGTCCTGCTGCCGAAATCGGCTTTTCCGCGGGCGCGTCCGGCTGTTTCGGCGGCTCTGTGCGGCCCTCTGCGGTCCTTTCCGCGGGCGGGTATGTTTCTTTACGCCCCGGCGCTTCCGGCGGCTGTGTGTCGTTTCGTGGAGCGGGTGGCGGG